GTTAACGCCTGGGCTATATTGCATTTGCAAACTGACGGCACCATTAAACTTACAAACGCCTTCACTGGTAACCACGTCTGGACTGGTACAACCACTTATCTTACCGCAGACCCATTCCCTGCTGAATAGAAAGGAAGAATTATGGATTTAACATTTAGCTCAAAATCACAAGAGTTCGAACTAGATGGTTCGGTTAAAGGTACTAAAGTAATCTTGTCAAATGACGAGGGCGCAATCTACCCTGTTATGTTAGAAGCTGATAAGATCGACTTAACAAATGTCGAACTAGAAGAACTAGCGCTTGATATTATCTATCAAAAGAACTTCCGTGATAAATATGAAAATGAGAAGTTTAGAGAACTTAACGAGAAAATCGCTAAGTATGAAGAATTAATTACTAAAATGAAGCTGTCTATGGAGCAATCAGACAAGATGGTCCAATTAGCGACTGCTACATTAAATGAATTGATTAATAAAATGTATCCTGATGGAGGTGCTACTGATGGTGCAACTGAAGGTACTACAGATGAAACTACTGAAGAAAATTAAAAATATTTATATAGGAGGAAAAACAATGATGATTAATTATTTTGCAATGCAAATCGAATTAGGTTGGATTACTATTGAAGCTGTACCAAAACGCTTCCGTAAACAAGTACAAGAGCTACTTGACTTGTCACATGCAGGTTTGCAAGAAGATGGCGCCGAATAAGGCTTAGGAAAGTGAGTGGGGATTATGCGTAACGAATTTCTATCAGGAATTTTCTCGTTGGTTGCCAGTCTGGTCGGTACTTTTGGCGGTATTATCACTAGTACAAAACTGATTAACTATCAAATCAACGAATTAAAGAAACGCGTTGACAAGCACAATAATGTGATCGAGCGTACATTTAGATTGGAAGAACATAGTAGATATGTTGATGAACGCATCGCACGTCTGGAAAGCGAGGTTGAGAAATGAAAAATTATTTTGAAAAATTGGGAATCAAAATTTTAAAAACTATGGCGCAATCAGCAGTTGGCGTCATCGGTGCTAGTACATTAATTTCACAGGTCGATTGGAGAGTGGTTGTTTCAACCGCTCTTTTATCTGGTCTCGTTTGTGTGCTGACTAATTTGTCTGATTTGAAGGAGGAAGATGTTAATGAAGATTAAACGATTATTATTAGGCGCATTATTAGGCGCTAGTATTCTTTTACAATCAACGGCTTACGCCGCAGTTGGTGACCAAGGTGTGGACTGGTCACGGTACCAAGGCGCTAACGGTGTCTTCGGTTACAGTCATGACAAGTTTGCCATTTGTCAAATTGGCGGTGTTAACGGCGGCGGTATATACGGTCAATCAACGTATGAGACACAAGTTGCATCAGCGATTGCACAAGGCAAGCGTGCTCATACTTACATTTGGTACCAAGTCGGAGGGAATGCAAGTCTTGGTGAGCAAGTACTAAATACATTCTTACCACAGGTTCAAACACCTAAAGGTTCAATTGTAGCTTTGGATTACGAAAGTGGTGCTAGCCCTGATAAACAAGCGAATACCAACGCTATTCTGCACGGTATGCGCATGATTAAAGCGGCTGGCTATACACCTATGTATTATAGTGGCAAGCCTTACACAGTAGCTAACGTGTATGTTGACCAAATCATCCGTGAGTTCCCTAATTCGCTTTGGATGGCTGCTTATCCAGATTACAATGTGACACCAGTGCCAAATTATAACGTCTTCCCGAGCATGGACGGTGTAGCAATTTATCAATTTACGTCAACATATATTGCTGGTGGACTTGACGGGAACGTCGATTTGACTGGCATTACTGACAATGGTTATACTAAGAACAATAAACCAGAAACTGAAACACCATCAATTTCCCCAGGTCAACAAGCTGATAATACGCAAAAATCAGATATTGCTGTAGGAAACCAAGTTAAGGTTAAATTTGGTGCCAATGCATGGGCGACTGGTGAAGCTATTCCAACTTGGGTTAAAGGTCGCACTTACAACGTAGCTCAAGTGTCTGGCAATCGTGTGTTGTTAGCAGGCATTAATTCATGGATTAATAAAGCAGACGTTGAAATTATTTCAGTTTCATCTGCGCCAATTCAAGCGCCAGCAACTAGCACGTACACGGTACAATCTGGTGACACGCTTTCCAGCATTGCTGCTAAGTTTGGTACTAACTATCAAGCGCTAGCAAGCTTGAATGGGATTTCAAATCCAAATCTCATCTATGTTGGTCAAGTATTGCGTGTCAACGGATCAGCAAACGCTGGCTCTGTTTATTACACAGTGCGAGCAGGTGATAACTTGTCAGCAATCGCTTCACGCTATGGCACAAGCTACCAATCAATCGCTAGTCTTAACGGTCTTGCTAACCCTAACTTGATTTACGCTGGTCAAACGCTTAAAATTAAATAAACACTTTAACACCCCTAGCCTTTTGCGGTTAGGGGCTTTTTTTGGTATAATAGATGCATAAGTAGTTGAGAGGTCTTACTTATAATATTTGGCAGAGAGTGGGCTGACGAGCGCACGTTAAAGAGAAGTACGTTTTGGACTAGCGTGGGCTAGTCCTTTTTTATTGTCGTTATAAAAATAAGAAAAGTCCGCTTTAACGAACTAAAAAATTTAAAACATATCAAAAAGTTTCGAAAAGTTATTGACTATACACGCATAAGCGTGTATAATGTAATTAAAGATAAAGAAAACGAGGAAGTAAAAATGGTAGTAAAAATCAAAAAAATTGTTTGGATTAAAAATAGCGGCTTTGAAATTAAAGAACGTGAACTAGATTGCTATTTTGATAATAACGGAAGTTATAAAAAGAGTTCTGGAGACTGGGAAAGTCGTTGTTACGAACAATTCGGTGAAGAATTTCAACTTGTTAAAGACACTAAGGAATTGGAACACTATAACAGCTTGACAAATGATTATATGAAAGATTTAAAAATCTTACGCAAATGTGGCCACAGAGAGATGAATGTTTCTGAGTATGAAGCTATGAAATACGTTGTAGAGAACTGGTCTAAAGAATGGTCTTGTTCTCCTTATAGCAACAGTTTCTATAGTTCAAAAGACATCGACTGGGGTTACAAACCAGAAGGTAGCTTAAGGGTTTCAGACCATTGGAATTTTGGTGAAAATGGCGAACATTGCCCAACATATGAACCAGTTGAGGGTTGGGCGGTATGTCGATTCGAAAACGGCAAATATCATTTAATTAAAAAGTTTTAAGAGGTGGATAAAATGGCAAAATGGAAAACGATTAATTTCAATAAACAGAACGTCGAACATGAGACAGTGAAGGCTGTTCTCATTAAGATGCCAAATAATTCTGAATGGCATGGCTATAAATTCTGGCACCCATCAAAATGCGTCCGTACTTTAGATAAAGGGAATGGCTATTTCAAAACCTTTAGTTACACAGATAGCTGGGAATTTACAATTTTTAAAACAAACAAAAAAGGTGATAGGACTGCCGAACAAATTTTAAACGCAGAAGAAATAGAAGAAGCTTTTGAAGCGGTCAACGAGCAAGTTAGCGCGGACGCTTCAACAGAAAGTTATCTTGAAGTCGAAGAACCAAAAAAAGTTGAAAAAACAGTTAGTGTTGATAATGAATTAAAACGTTATTGAAAGAGGTGATGAAAATTGCAATTAACCACCAGCCAGCAAGAAGCATTTGAAAAGTTCTCTAATCTAAAAGTTGGAGCGCTTTTTATGAAGCAAGGCACAGGCAAAACCAGGGTAGCGTTAGAACTCATAAAATCAACAGACTGTGATTTTGTTTTATTTCTATGCCCATTTTCAACTAAGAGCAATCTAAGAGTTGAAATTGATAAATGGGGATTTGACCGCTCGTTTGAAATTGTTGGATATGAAACCTTATCCAGTTCAGATAGAACCTATTTAAAATTGCTAGCTTTACAAAAGCAGTATCACAAAATATTTATTGTCGCTGATGAATCTGTTTTTATCAAAAATAGTGACAGCAAACGCTTTGAACGTATGTTAAAATTACGGGATATGTCTGAATATCGGTTGATTTTAAATGGTACACCTATCACTAAAAACGAATGGGATATTTACAATCAAATGGAGTTTCTGTCACCATTGATTATTAAAATGAACCGCCCAGAATTCCTTCAAACGTTTTTTAAGAAAATAAAATATAAACGTGTAGGGGAAAGCCCAAGGGAGTTTTACAAACTATCTACAGTAAATATTGGGTATCTACATAAGTTGATTGAACCCTACATTTTCGAAGCAGATCTAGAATTTGATAAAAACATACACGTCAAAAAAATTGAAATCTTGTCATCTGGTGAAACAGATGAACTTTACGAGGAAAGAAAACAAAGTTTGCTGAATTCTCTCGCAATTGGCGAATGTAAGATTGAACAATTTACCAATTTAGCTGTTGCTTGCTTTGATGATAAAGAAAGACATAAAGCTATAGCTAAACAATTAAAAGGGCAAATAATCGCCTTCTGTTCGCTTCTAAGTGAGGTTAAACATATCAGCGAAGAAATAGACTGTTATGTGATTACGGGCGCTACAGCACCTAAGGAACGCTTAGAAATCATCAATCAGTTTAAAGAAGATGATAAACCATTGCTAATGACTTATGGAACAGGTGCTTTTGGTTTAAACTTGCAATTTTGCCATAGAATCGCTTTTGTTAGTCTGACTTTTGACTACGCCAAAATAGACCAAGCAATGAGCAGGATTAAGCGTATCGGTCAAGAAAACGATATTGAGTACACATATTTCACCTCTAATTTAGGGATTTACAATATGATTAATGATAATATCGTTAAAAAACAAACCTTAAAAGAATTGATTATTGATAAAATTGAGAAAGGAGAAGACTTTGAAAAAATCTTATAGCAATAAAACCGTTTATGAAGCGAGCATGGGACGAATAAAATATATTTTTGATAATTTCGACCATATCTATGTCTCATTTTCAGGTGGTAAAGATAGTGGTGTCATGCTTAACTTGGTATTAAAATACCTAAAAGATAATCAGTTAAAGCGTAAGATAACACTCATGCACTTAGACTATGAAGCACAATATGAGATGACAACTGATTATGTTAAACTCATGGAGGATAAATACAAGGACTATTTAAACATTTATCATGTTTGCGTACCGTTTAAAGTATCTACTTGTACTAGTATGTTTCAGAATTATTGGCGACCTTGGGAAGAATCTAAAAAAGATATTTGGGTTCGAGATTTACCAGAAAATGCCATGACAAAAGATGATTTTGATTTCTATGACGAAAGTCAATGGGACTATGATTTCCAAGAAAAATTGTCTGTTTGGTCTCATAAGAGAGAAAAAGCCGAAAGGACGGCGGTATTAATAGGTATTAGAACGCAAGAAAGTTTAAACCGTTGGCGAGCAATTACAAAAGAGCGTAACAGTTACTATGCTGATAAAAAATACAGCAAGAAGATCGCTGATAATGTTTATAATTTTTACCCAATTTATGATTGGACAACCGAAGACATTTGGGTGGCAAACGCTAAATTCGGTTGGGACTACAATAAGTTATATGATCTTTATTACCAAGCTGGGCTCCCAATCGAAGCTATGCGAGTAGCAAGTCCGTTTATTTCAGAAGGACAAGAAACGTTAAAGCTTTATAAGGTGATTGAGCCGCATACATGGGGGAAGTTAGTTAGCCGTGTAAATGGTGTTAATTTTACAGGTCTCTATGGTGGAACTACTGCTATGGGGTGGAAGAACATTACAAAACCTGATAACATGACGTGGAAACAATACATGGAATTTCTACTAGATACATTACCAGAAAGCACAAGACAGAATTACTTGAATAAGTTGGAAACCTCTATCAAGTTTTGGAAAGAAAAAGGCGGGGTCTTATCTGATGAAGTCATCAAAGAATTAAATGACTTATCTATTAAATATGAATTTGGCACACACAACTATAAAACCACTAAGAAATCAGTTAAGCTTGATTATTTAGATGACCTAGATATTAAAGATTTCAAGGCTATCCCAACGTACAAGCGAATGTGTATTTGTATTTTAAAAAACGACCATACTTGTAAATACATGGGATTTAGCCCAACGAAAACAGAAATGCAAAAACGAAAGGAAGCGATAAAAAAATATGGGAAATTACTCTAGTCCAGTGTATAATATTAAAAAAATCCCGATTGAAAAAATTCAAGCGAATAGCTATAACCCCAACCATGTAGCGACACCAGAAATGAAGTTGTTATATGAATCCATCAAAGCAGACGGATATACAATGCCCATTGTTTGTTATTATCTTGAAGATGAAGATAAATATGAAATTGTAGATGGTTTTCACCGTTATACAACTATGCTTAATCATAAAGATATTTACGAACGAGAGAATGGCTTTTTACCTGTATCTGTTATTGATAAACCATTAGAGGAGCGCATGGCTTCTACAGTACGACACAATCGAGCAAGAGGTAGTCATGATATTGGCTTAATGGCTAATATTGTAGCTGAATTGGTTGATAGTGGAATGTCTGACGCTAAAGTCATGAAAAGTCTTGGAATGGATGCAGACGAACTATTAAGGCTAAAACAAGTTAGTGGTTTAGCAAGCTTATTTACGGATAAGGAATTTAGTAAATCATGGGATGTCGAATAATAGAAAGTTGGATAATTT